ATATATTTGCATTTCGTTTCGTTTTTAGATAGATACGCAATAAGTGAGAACGATAACTAAAATAAAAACAGAGGATATAAAACCCTACGCAGAGAACCCTAGAAACATGGAATTGAGTTTACCTAAAGTAAAAGAATCAATTTCAAGTTTTGGTTTTAATCAACCTATCCTATTGGATAGGGAATATATTATTATAACTGGGCACACTAGGTATGCCGCAGCTAAAGAACTAGGAATAGCAGAATTACCATGTATTATAGTTGACGAACTAACTTCAAACCAAATAAGAGCATATCGTATTGCAGATAACAAAGTAGGTCAGGATGGAACTTGGGATGTGGGTTTATTAAAAGAAGAACTAAAAAAATTAAGAATAGAGAATTTTCCAGTTACACAAACTGGGTATTCAGATGCAGAATTAGAAAATTTAGAAATAGAATTAGACAAAATTAAAGTTACTACTACTCCCGAACTTTCCTCAATAGAAGCACCTAATTTCTCTGACGCAATGGTTAATATAAATTTTACAATGAAACCTCAAGAGAGATTGGTAGTTATGAACTATTTAGACTACCACAAACAAATCAATAAACTTAATACAACAGCCGAGGCATTAGTTCACCTGGCAAGAGAGGACGAAGAAAAAAATGACTAGTGCATTTACATCAACACAGGGATTTTTAATTTTACTTTTATATGGCTTGGTTATGATAGGAGTTAGTGTCTATATTTTAAAACCCTCAACAACGAAATTAAGTTATTTGGTAGCTGACAGAAAAGTAGGTTGGTTACAAAGTGGTTTTAGTGTAGCGGCAACTTGGATATGGGCTCCAGCTTTATTTGTGGCAACATTAAAAGCATATACACAGGGCATAGCAGGATTATTTTGGTTTACAGTACCGAACATAGCATGTCTTTTAATTTTTACTTGGTTTGCGATTAAGATTAGAGAATTATGTCCACGAGGATTTACTCTTTCATCTTTTATGAAAGACACATATAGTTCGAGAGTACAGAATATGTACTTGATAGAATTAACTGGTTTGGCAATATGTCAGTTTGCTGTTCAGTTGTTAGCTGGAGGTGCAGTAATATCATACTTAACTGGATTAGATTTTTTTGTTATTACAGCAATACTTTCTATTATTGCATTATCATATTCATTTATTAGTGGAGTACGAGCAAGTATTTTAACAGACTACTGGCAGATGTGGTTAATACTTATTGTTGTTGTATTTATTGTGCCATGGATTGTAGTTGCTGGAGGAGGATGGTCAACTGTTATTGATGGTATAGGGGGTATATCCGGCAAATACTCCAATCCATTTAATGCAGAGGTGGCTTATTCATTTGGAATAGTGGTTACGATAGGATTGTTGGCTGGTCCATTTGGGGATCAATCATTTTGGCAAAGAACATTTGCTACTAAAAAAAAAGAAATAAAGAAAGCATTTATTTGTTCAGCTATTGTATTTGGTGTTGTTCCAATATTTACTGGTCTAATTGGTTTTGTAGCCGCTGGTTTAGGTTTGGAGGGAAAACCTCAATTAATAAATATTATAACAGCAGAACACTTGTTGCCTAAATGGGTATTACTCCCATTTGCTATAATGCTTATAAGTGGTTTGGTTTCTACATTGGATAGTGCATTATGTTCTGTATCTTCTTTAGTGGGACATGACCTGGCACAAAAAAATAAAGTTGATTCAATGAAGTATGCAAAAATCGGAATGGTAATGTTAGGAATTGCTGGTTTGGCTATTGCTAATATTCCTGATATGAAAATATTATATCTATTTTTGTTTTATGGAACATTGAGAGCATCAACTCTTATTCCAACTGTTTTGACAATTATAAAAGGAAAATTATCTGAACAAGGTATGTTCTATGGTATCTGTCTAGCTTTATTTGTTGGAGCTCCTTTAATGGCCTATGGTAACTTTGGAGGAGGATTACATTACAAAGTAACTGGAGCAATATTTACAGTTTTATCATCAGGGGCAATAGCTTGGATATGGACTGTATATGGGAAAAATATTAAAAAAAGAAAAACTAGATAAGACAGTTTTAGATTTAGCTTATGAAAGGTTAAACAATGCGTTTGACCAATTTGACACTATATCAGTTTCATTTAGTGGTGGTAAAGATTCAACAGCTTGTCTTAATCTTACATTGGAAGTTGCCAAAGAAAGAAAAAGACTTCCTCTTGATGTTGTTTTTATAGATGAAGAAGCCATACCCTATGAAACAGAACATTATTGTCGAAGAGTAAGTAAAAATCCTGATATTAATTTTAGATGGTATTGTATTCCAGTTGTTCATAGAAACGCTTGTAGCAGAAAACAGCCCTATTGGCACACTTGGTCGCCAGAAGAAAAAGATAAGTGGGTAAGGCCATTACCTCCTGAAGCAATTACAAAAGTTGATTATTATAATAGTGATGTGCCTAGTGCTAGACTTACTATACCCTTTATGTTTCCAATGTTATATCCAGTTGAGAAATATGGAAGAACTGGAGTAGTGATGGGCATAAGGGCAGATGAAAGTTTAACAAGGTATCGTGCAGTATCTCAAAGAGTTCATGAGAATTATATTATTCAACCTAAAGAAATAATGCCAGTTGCAGATGCTATTAGGAATAAAGTTGATTTAACTAAATTTCCTGTACGTTCTAAAAGACAAAAGAACATAACAAACAATGCTGGAAATTATTGGAAAGTGTACCCTGTCTATGATTGGACCACACAAGATATATGGACAGCACCAAATGAACTGGGATGGGATTATAATATATCTTATGATATTATGGAAAAATGTGGAATCACTCATTCTGCTCAACGATGTGCGCCTCCTTATGGTGAAGAACCTCTAGAGGGATTGTGGATGTATCACGAGTGCTTTCCTAATATTTGGGATAAGATGAGTATAAGGGTTAGTGGCGCCAATACAGCGGCAAGACACGCATTAACTGTTTTGTATTCAAACAGAAAAAATCCTGAAAAGCCAGATGGAATGGAATGGATAGATTACCTTTCTTATTGGATTAGAAAGTTTCCACCGAAAGAACAATTACATATTCAAAACAGAATTAATGATTTAATGGAACAACATAAGAAAAAAACACCTGACCCTATTGTGAAAAAAACACCACATCCGATTACTGGCATATGCTGGGAATATTTATTAAAAATAGCAGTAAGGGGAGATTTAAAAGATAGAAAACAAGCAGCCTATTTTTCAAATACTTATGTTGAAGAATGGGAGTCTAGAAAACAAATGTATGCAAAGGAGTTAGCAGATGTCCAAAGAGCAAATGCCGATCAACAAAGTTGAGTGGTTAAAAACAAGTGAATTAAAAGCAAATGACTATAATCCAAATCATGTTGCACCAATAGAATTAAAGTTATTAAAAGTTTCATTGATTGAAGATGGATGGACTCAACCAATCGTTATTAGAGAGAATAATGAGATTGTAGACGGTTTTCATAGATGGGTTTTATGTAGCCAAGATAAACAAGTATCACAAATGACAGATGGGCATGTTCCCATTGTTAGATTAAAAGAAAAAGATGTTTCTAATCAAATGATGAGTACCATAAGACACAATAGAGCAAGAGGCGTTCATGGAGTTATGTTAATGGCAGACATTGTTCAAAAATTAAAAGATGAAAACAAAGTATCAGATAAAGTTATCCAAGAGAAGTTGGGAATGGAAGAAGAAGAAGTGGAAAGACTTCACGATCAATCAGGAATGACAAAGAGGGGTTCTAAAAAAACCTTTAATACAGGATGGCGACCAAAAAGATAGTAAAAAATATATATTTTGATGCATTAAAAAAAGATAATGCAGAATTAACTCGATTAAATCAAGAGTTAATGAAAAAATATGCAATTAAAACATCTGATAAAGTAGTTAATGATGTTATTGACAGAATATTTGTAAGACACATGCAAGGCATGGAAAAATTTAAAGTAACTATGTCGCAAAACTCTAAAACCATTCCACAATGGATTGAAGATGTTATTGAAGAACAAATAGACTCAATAAGTTATTTATCTACATTAAAAGATAGAATTATAGAAAGGGAAGAAAAACTATTAAAGGATTTAGATATGAAAAATGATGAAATAACAATATTACAATTAAAATTAGATAAAGAGATTAAAGAACTAGGAATAGCAGAAGAAGAAGAAGCAGAATTAAGAAATAAATTAAAAGAAGTACAAAAAAAAATAGAGCAACAAATGTATGGCAAAAAAGAAAAAAAGTAATTTATATGCAAAGATTGAACATATTAAAAGATTTAAAAAAACGACCATCGGTGGTAATCCTAAACGATATAAAAAATCATCCTTAAACAAACATAAACGCAAACAATTAGGCGTATGATGAAAGTCTTTTTTTTATATTTATTAATAATAACTACCGATAATTATTACTGGATTAAAATTCCATTTGGATTCACTTTAAGACCTATAACTTGTGATGAAGCATTTAGTAAAGTGGTAACTCATGAAATACCATTTACATTTTATAAAGGGAAAGAAGTTGGCATGCATACTTGTAAAGATATTTATGGAAATTATTATTGGGGATATGAGGAGCAATTAAATTATGACACAAAATAGATTTATTACTACAAGAGAGAAAAATCTAATAAGTTCCCTTATGCTAAAAAAGAAAATAAATGAGAAACATATTTCTAGAAAATTTGGAATCTTTATAAAAATTAATAATTTTAGATTGTTTATGAAAGGTAAAAAAGTAATAGACGAAAGTCATATTAAACAATTAATAGCATATCTAAATAATTATGGAGAGGGGTATCATATTTATGGCTAAATTAAGTTTATCAGCTATTTCTCAATTATTAAAACTTACAGAACGCAGAATACAACAATTAGCCAAAGATGAGATCATACCCAAAGCACAAAGGGGAGAATATGACATGATACCCTGTGTTCATGGATATATTGATTATTTAAAAGCAAAAATTGGCAGAGAATTTACAGCAGAAGATTTGGCTATTAATAGAAACAGATTAATTAAAGCACAAGCCGATTTAGCAGAAATTGAAAAACAAAAACAAGAGGGAGAGTTGATAACAAAAGGTGAGGTTAAGAAAAACTGGTTAAATTTATTAAGCATATTAAAAAATAAATTATTATCTATGCCAAATAAGGTTGCACCAGTTGTAATGACGTATAAAAATGTTAATGAAGTTAAATTAATACTAAAGGATAAAATATATGACACACTCCACGAGATTGCAGGAGCAGACCTTACCAAAAATGACAAAAGGAATGTCAGAAGTAATAAGGTCAAGTCTAAATCTGTTAAAACCACCACCAAGTCTAACAATAAGCCAGTGGGCAGATAAATTTAGAGTTTTATCGCCAGAGGGAAGTAGTGAGGCTGGCAGATTTGAAACCAGTAGAGCATTTTTTCAAAAAGAAATAATGGACGCATGTGCAGACCCATCTGTAAATGAAGTTGTGGTTATGTCATGTTCCCAAGTGGGAAAAACAGAAACCTTATTAAATGCAATAGGTTATTATATTGCTTATGAACCAGCGCCTATTCTTATGGTACAGCCAACTTTAGAAATGGCCAGAAGCTGGTCGCAAGACAGATTAGCAACAATGGTTAGAGATACTCCCATTATAACAAATAAAGTTGCAGATGTGAAAAGTAGAGATAGTGGCAACACTACATTGCATAAAACATTTGAGGGTGGACACATAACAGCATGTGGAGCAAACTCTCCAGCTTCTTTAGCAAGTAGGCCTATTAAAATTGTCTTATGTGATGAGGTGGACAGGTATCCAGCTACTGCTGGTGCCGAGGGTGATCCAGTTTTACTTGCTAAACGTAGAAGTGCAACATTTTGGGATAGTAAATTAATTATGACATCAACTCCCACTGTGTCAGGTGCCAGTAGAATTGAAACTGCCTATGAGAATAGCGATCAAAGAAAATTTTATGTTCCTTGTATACATTGTAAACACTTTCATATTTTAGAATGGAAAAATGTAGTATTTGATAAAGAATATACAGAAAAAGCACATTTAGTTTGTCCAAAATGTAAAAAAAACATAGATAACCAAGATAGAATTCAAATGATTGGAAAAGGTTATTGGAAAGCACATCAAAAATTTATTGGTGTAGCTGGATTTCATTTAAGCGGTTTATATAGCCCATGGATTTCATTACATGAAGCAGTTGATGAATTTTTAAAAAATAAAAAAATGCCCGAAACATTAAGGGTATTTGTTAACACATATTTGGGCGAAAGTTGGGAAGATGAGGGAGAAAGAATTGATAATTTAGGTTTATATGAAAGACGTGAAAAATATACTGTACCCGAAGAAGTAATTCTAATCACAGCTGGGGTTGATATTCAGGATGATAGAATGGAAGTGGAAGTGGTTGGTTGGGGATTAGATGAGGAAAGTTGGAGTTTAGATTATATAATAATAAATGGAGATCCATCTGCTCCTAATATTTGGAAAGAACTAGATGCACATTTATCAAAAACTTATGAATGTGATGATAAAACTCAAATGAGAATTGTTTCAACTTGTATAGATAGTGGACACCATACTAATCAAGTGTATAAATTTTGTAAATCTAGATTAGCAAGACGAGTGTTTGCGATTAAGGGACAAGGGGGAGAGGGCAAAACAATTATTGGTCGTTCAACACGAAATAATATTATGAGGTGTCCTTTATTTCCTGTGGGTGTAGACACTTGCAAAGAATTAATATATTCAAGACTTAACATAAAAAATGCTGGTGCTGGATATTGTCATTTTCCATTAAAGTATGATGGAGAATATTTTAGACAGTTAACAGCAGAAAAGATTATAACAAAATACAGACGAGGGTTCAAAAGACGCGAATGGGTATTGATGAGGTCAAGAAACGAAGCACTAGATTGCCGAGTTTACGCTTTAGCAAGTTTATCTATTCTTAATGCAGACTTAAAAATGTTATCAAGACAAAAGAAAACTCAATCACAACAAAAAGGAAATGTAAATCCTAATAGGTTGAGAAATCATCAAAAAAAAGGTAATTTCGCCTCATCATGGAAAGATTAATAAATGGCAAACATATTTACAACAATACCTGAAAAAGAACCGATAAATTTTTATAAAGGCGAAACTGTCGTTTGGAAAAGAACAGACATAGGTGCTGACTATGACCCATCTAGTTATTCTATGGTTTGGGAAGCATCATTAGAAAGCGATGGTTCAACAAGATTTTCAGCAACAGTTACAGAGTCAGGGACAGACTATACTTTTACTTTGGATAATTCTTCAACAGCCAGTTATACTGCTGGAGATTATGTGTGGTTTTTAAAGGTTCTCCAAACAAGTGATAGTGAAACA